AGGTCATGACATATTCAAAGGATTATCCTTTGTATTGTTATGATTTAAGAGCAGCAACAGATCGTATGCCGGTCCGGCTGCAAGAAGAGATTTTAAAACCAATTCTTGGGGCACCTTTAGCAAAACATTGACGTAGCTTGCTGACTGAGAGAAACTTTCAGTCAGGAACAAACCATGATGTACGCTATGCTGTAGGCCAACCAATGGGACTCTTGTCTTCTTGGGCAGCCATGGCGATAACGCATCACGCTATCATCAACTATGCAAAGAAAGATAAATCTTTCTATGCAATAATAGGCGATGATATTGCAATAGGTTCAAAGTTCGGTGCTAAGGAATATATACATATTCTGGATACATTGGGTATGGAAATTTCTTTCGAGAAATCCATAGTATCTGATGATCAAAATAATGTAGGTGAGATAGCCAAAAGGTTATTTCTAAATGGCCAGGACATTTCACCAATTCCTCCGCATATTCTTATAAATTCTACCACTAGTTTAGTGGGTTTTATAGAATTTGTTCGAATATATCTTGAGAGATCCGCTCCTAATCAGGACGGATTTTCTGATTCAAAGAATAACACTGTTATAGACGATGTATTTAAACATTCAGAAATCTATAACAATATTGATTCTCACATCTTATTATCATGCCCTTATCTCAGTAAGATGAAAATCTTACCAAATCATCCACACTTTTTGAGTGTTAAGAAGATGTGAAAAACAGATCGTATGAAGCTTATGCTTAACGATTTTGAGCAGTTTGCCTTGCAAACCGCAAATAATAGAGTGAATAGTCGAGTTATGGATCTTATGATCCCGCTGAACTTTGATGAATCAAAACACTTTGACAATTTCCCCTTAATTAAAGAATTCAAATTACAAGTTAAGAATGAATTATCTTTAATAATAAGGAGAATTAATACTTCTTATATAGACGAAGAGGCAGACAGCTTTGCTGAAGGCCCCTTCAAAGATATTAGAGATATTTTATCATATCCGAATCCAATGAAAGATGGTATATCATTGATGTATCAAAATAAATTTGAGAGACGGACTCGAGAGACCGAACTTTTACTACAAAAATTCTATTTTCTTAAAGCCGTTAACTATGGCAATAAAGAAAGTATTGGAATTTTTGAAAAGCTAAAGTCAGAGTAGTTTTACTCTGGAGCAGATTTCGATCTGTTCAAATGTTTGAACATTATCGTTTGTAATTAAGGTATGGAAGTGATTAACTACCATAGAAATATCCTGAAA